TGGGTTAAGAAACAATTGGAAGAACTCAAAAACGAGCAATGGTATTACGCAAGATTGTTTGAGTTATTTATTGATGAAGGTGGGAATATGACTAAATTATCTAAACGAACCGGCATACCTCTTAATTCTGTATCAAGAGACCTAAAAAAGATTAGAACAATTCTAATAGAAAAAAGAAAAAAACTATGAAATTAAACTCAAATATTCCATCGTTCAAAGCATTAGTTCGCAAATCATATTTTACCAAAAACAAAAAAGATTCCAAAGTATTTGTAGATGTTTATGTCTTTGGCTTACAATCCTGTTCGGGAAAGATTTTAACATTCCACATTATGACCGATGATGGTATGGTTAGAAATAGAGTTCCAATATCCGAAATCTATACCAAAGCACCCAAAAAAGATATTCCATTTAATTACAAACAACTATGGGATTGTTTTTCAGAGAATGTATCAGTAATAGAATATGATTTTTTATCTTTCCATAGAGCACAAATTGTTTTAAGAGATGGAAGCAAGGTATGGGGAACTTATATGTTTACGATTGATTGGTATGATAATCCATATAGTGATGAACCATCTGACTATAAATGCGGTCATATCTTTAAGGGTGATGATGGGTATTTATTATGCCAACCAAACAATAGATTATTTTGGAAAGATTCTAATTGGGTTACAAAAAAATTACCTGAAAACTTAAAACAATTCAAGGTAGATACTGAATTACCATCAGTAGAAAATCAAAGTGATAGATGGATTACCGAAGATACTAATTCTTTCTATTATGATATGAATGAAATAATATAATAAATTATGAGCTGTAATTGTAAAAACAACAAACAACCCCAACCACCTCAACCAATCTTTGTTAAGACAAATGATGTAGTTGAGATAATTGATATTTCCGAGCCACCATATACTCGTGAAGAAATTATAAGAGCAAAAGATTATCTATCATCAACAACCAAGAAAGATTATTCGTTGCTGACTTACTATTAAAAAACTTTGGTGACATCACACCAGCATATTGCGGACAAGATTGTATGAACCAAATTAAAAATAGATTAAACTATATGGAATCAAAAATTATACAATATGAAACCAAGAAAATATAAGAAGACAGGAAACCCTATTGGGAGACCTTCAATCAAGTTGGAGGACTTCCCCGAAGATTGGAAAGAACAATTATTAAGGATGGGAAGTGAAGGAGAGTTTGATGTAAATGCGAGATGTTACTTAAACATTTCCAACGATACATTTTATAAACTAATGGATAATGAACCCGATTTTTTGGAAATCGTCCAACGCATGAGGGAATTATCACACCAATGGTGGATTAAATTACCAATCCAATCATTCAAGAAAGGTGATTCCAAAAATATGAACTCACAACTTTATTCTTTAATGATGAGAAATAGATTCTATGAAGATTGGAATAGAGCAGAACAGAAGGTTGATATAACAACTCAAGGTGATAAATTAGATTCCAACAAGAAGATTGAAATTGAAATCATTAGAAACAGATTAGAAGATGGCAAAGAGTAAAACATTAAAGACCGGTAGAACCTCTTTCGGTAAAAAGAAAAAAGGAGTTCATAAAAAGAAGGTGAATAAAAATACACCACAAACAAGTAAATACAGAGGACAAGGTAGATGATTGATTTAAGATTAGGGGATTGTATAGAAATCCTAAAAACATTAGAAGATAATTCAGTTGATAGTATTGTGGTTGACCCACCATATCATTTAACATCAATAGTAAAACGATTTGGTAAAGAAGGTTCAGCACCAGCACAATTTGGAACTGATGGAGCATTCGCAAGAGCATCAAAAGGTTTTATGGGTAAAGAATGGGACGGAGGAGACATCGCATTTAGAACTGATGTATGGAGTGAGTGTTTAAGAGTATTAAAACCCGGAGGACATCTATTATCATTTGGTGGTTCAAGAACATATCACAGAATGGCTGTGGCAATTGAAGATGCGGGGTTTGAGATTAGAGACCAGATTATGTGGATTTACGGTTCAGGCTTTCCGAAATCACATAACATCGGTAAAGCGATTGATAAGATACAAGGTAATGAACGAGAGGTTGTTGGTGAAATGAGAGCAGGTCAAACTGCTATGGGTCAAGGTAGTGGTTGGAATAAACACGAAAATAGAACTGAATTAGAAATCACCAAAGGACAAAGTGATTGGGAAGGTTGGGGAACGGCATTAAAACCAGCACACGAACCAATCTGTATGGCAAGAAAACCTTTAAGTGAAAAGTCCATCGCAGAGAATGTATTGAGGTGGGGAACTGGTGGAATCAATATTGATGAAAGTAGGATTGGATTTAAGGACGAAACAGATAAAGAAAGTGCTAAACCTGGTTCATTAAACGCAACAGGTGAGAATAGTATGTTTGGATTAAAAAGTGGAAACGAACAAAATGAAGGTGGTAGATTCCCCGCCAACATAATGTTTGAGTGTATATGTGATGAGTTGATTGATGGTAAAGAAATCAAAGGAAATGAAAATTACAATTGGAATAATACCGATACTGAATCAAATACATTTACAAATAGAGGAACTTATACACCAAGAACTGAAACACCAAAAATACATACTAATCCAAATTGTCCTTGTTATATGTTGGACGAACAGAGTGGTGTTAAAAAATCAATTAAAAGAGGTGAAAAATATAATAAAGAATATGATAATACAAATACCGCAACCAAACTAACACCAGGTAAAACAGAATATACAGATGGTAATACATACGCAGATAAAGGTGGGGCATCAAGATTTTTTTATAGTGCCAAAGTATCCAAGAAAGAACGAAACGCGGGGTTAGATGGATTTGAGAAAAAATCATCGGCTTGGATGTCTCCTGATAGTAGAACAAATAAAGAAAACTATGATAGAACATCACCAGGTATGGAAAGATTTAAGCCCCAACCAAGAGAGAATAACCACCCAACAGTTAAACCAATTAAACTTATGGAATATCTTATCAAGATGGTTACACCAAAAGGTGGAGTTGTTTTGGATTGTTTTATGGGGTCTGGCTCAACAGGCATCGCAGCAAAGAACTTGGGATTTAACTTTATTGGAATAGAGAAAGAAGAAGAGTATATGGAGATTGCGAAACAAAGAATAAACTATTAGGATATAAGTAAAATAATTTTTATCTTTGTTGTATGGAAATTATTAAAACAAAATGTTGTAGTAGGTGTGGGATGAATAAAAATATCACAGAGTTTGGAATATTAAAATCATCTAAAGATGGTTTTAGATACGAGTGTAAAATGTGTAAAAATGAAATATCTAAACAAGATAGATTAAAAAATAAAAACCCAAAAAAGACAAAATGGTCCTATAATAAAATTATGATTGTTTGTTTAGAATGTGGTAATAATCATACAGGTAATTTTCATCCACTTAAAAAGTTTTGTAGTAAAGTTTGTAAAAACAAAAATAAGAATAATAGAGATTATGTTAAGGATTTGAAAAAAAAATATATAATCAACAATCCTGATAAAAGAAAAAAAACCTCTATCAATTCAAAAAATAAAAATTGGAATAACCCTAATAATATCAAATCAAGAAAAAACTATTCGTTACAACTTAATGTGAGATTAAAAAATGCTTTAAGAGCGAGGATTAGAAAATGTCTTAAACAAAACTCTATGAGTGATAATACTATGTCTATTGTAGGATGCACTTTGGATGAATTAAAAAAACATATAGAAAATCAATTTACTGAAAAGATGAGTTGGAATAACTGGAATCAGTTTGGTTGGCATTTAGACCACAAATATCCTTTATCAAAAGCAAAAACTGAAGAAGAATATTTTAACCTTTGCCACTATACAAATCTTCAACCTCTTTGGTGGGAAGAAAACTTAAGTAAATCAAATAAACTACCTGAAGAATGGTTGAATGATTAAAATACAAACGACAAAAGTTTTTGATGACCTTGAAATAACGGATAAAAGAATCTGTGTGTTTCAGGGTTCATCACGAGCATCCAAGACCTACAACATCTTAATATGGTGGGTAAGTAAATTACTCCAAGAAGATAATAAAGTTCTCACCATCGTCAGGAAAACCCTACCAGCACTCAAGGGTTCTGTTTTGAGAGACCTTAAAGAAATCTTAATTATGTTTAATGTATATGAACCTGATAAATGGCATTCAGTTGATGGTTATTATCAACTTGGAACAAATACAATAGAATGGATAAGTTGTGATGACGAGTCAAAATTAAGGGGAAGAAAAAGAGATTACCTTTTTATCAACGAGGCAACAGAAGTATCTTATGATGAATATATCCAATTGGTATTAAGAACATCAGGTAGAATTGTTCTTGACTTAAACCCCTCATTGTGGAAATCTTGGATATATGATTTGGAAAATGAACCTGATGTATTTTACACAATCATTACATACAAAGACAATCCATTTTTAGATGACTCTTTAATTAGAGAAATTGAGAAACTACAACATAGAGACCAGAACTTATGGAGGGTATTTGGTTTAGGACAAAAGGGTATTCCAACAAGAGTTGTATTTAACCATCAACAATTTTATGAGACCTTACCACAATCAGCGAAACTATTGGGATATGGAATTGACTTTGGATTTAATGACCCCTCAACTTTGGTGGCAGTTTATAAGTTTGATGAATCAATTTATTGTGAAGAACTATTATACTTAAGAAATGTAACCATACCTGATTTTATTTACAAGATAAAGGACTTGGGGGTCAATTTAAGAGAAGATTTTATATGTGATAGTGCCAACCCCCAAGCAATAACAGAGATGACCCGTAATGGGATAAATGCCAAGCCAGTTAAGAAGGACACAATCTTATCCGGTATAGACCAAATTAAAAGAGCAAACTTTTTTATCAATTCACAATCATCTAATTTAATTGATGAGGTCAATTCTTATGTATGGAAATCAGATAAGAACGGAGGTAATTTAGATGAACCTGAAGATAAGAATAACCACATACTTGATGCGATAAGATATGTCTTACAAATGAAGTCAATGAGAACGCCAGGACAATATGTGTTCTATTAAAAAAATATATTTATAGATGATGAATTACATTCAACACAAAGGAAAGAAATACGAGATTAAAGAACCAACCATTCAAGATTGGTCTGATGTAATGAAATTAAAAGACCTATTGGACGAACACGAATTATATGTGTCCCTAATAGAAAAGATTACCGGTCTATCAAAGAAAGATATTATGGAATCAGATGCTGCCACAATTCAGTTGGTAGGTGAAACCATAAATAAATTGATGAATCAAGGAGGGAAAAATCTACAACCAAAGATTGAACTTAATGGTATTAAATATAATTTATTAGATACAACAAAAATTAGTTTCGGTCAATTTGTGGATATTGATTCGTTCTTAAAGAAAGATGAAGCATATAGAATTGCCAACTTAAATGAACTGGCTGCCTATTTATATTGTGAGGAAGGATTAGAGTATGGTA